TACCCTTATCGCCCATCTTCTTTAATATTTTTTTAGCAGCAACCTCTTTTTTGCTCTCTTCTTTTTTTACCTCGTCTTGATCCTTATCTTCTGATTCTTCCATATCTTCTTTGCTATCTTCGTCTTTAGTAGCCTCTGATGAGCTTTTTTCCTGCTCAGGCTCCTCTTTCGTAGTAGGTTCAGTTTTCTCAGTATCTTCTTCAGTAGGTTCATCTTGTACCTCCTCTGGTTCTGGCTCAGAAACTTCTGGTTCTGGCTCAGGTTCTGGTTCATTTACTTCTGGTTCTGGTTCTGGCTCAGGTTGTGTTTCTACCTCAACTTCTGGTTCTGGCATTTCCATTTCCATCTCCATTTCAATCTCTGTCTCAACACTTGCCATTTCCATCTCTGGCATTTCCATCTCCATTTCTGGTATTTCTATTTCCATAACAGGCATTTCCATCTCCATCTCCATCTCAACCATCTCATAGGAAACTTCTGTATCTGGTTCTTGTATTGGTTCTATGTCTATTTCTCCGTTAGGTTGCTCTACAAAATCATTATGATCTATAATGTTCTCTACTATATCTATTACTTCTGTCTCTGTACTACCGCCATATGCAACCCACATTTCTACACTTGTAATAGATTCTTGCACGATTGTAGATATTACATTGTAAAGCACGTTTATGGTAATATCATCAAAGAGCGGGCCAATTGCCATATTGATATCACGCCCACCAATTTCTATTATTAACGTTGTTATTGTTCCTGCAAAATCAAAACCATTTTCGTATTCTTGATAGCCACTGGCTACACCTGATTCTGATAAAATGTCTGTACCACTGAATACATTTGTGTTTCCGTTCTTACCTGTAATATGCATATAGATACGATCTTGTGCATCTCGTTTATCTACTTTGATTGTGTAATTAGTTCTTCCTCCATTTTCTATATCAAGAGAAGATATATCGACTGTATTGACAAAGGTCGTTCCCATTCCCTCCACGCCCATGGCACTTGTGCTATTGCCTGAGCCTGTTATTTGTGCACATTTATCTGTACCTAAATTATAACAGCCACTACCTGATGGCATAGTTGCAGGGCCTTGACCTCCAAAATCCTGATCCATATCACCTTCATATCTAGGCTGTACAAAACCGTTATCACCATCTAACAAATCACCTGAGTCTATATTGGTAACTGTGGTTGTTGTCGTTGTCGTTTCTGTTGTCGTTGTTACAGTATATCCATCTGCTTCATACTCAATAGTTTCTGTAATTGTTTCATCTATTATTTCTTCAATAGTAGGAGTACATAATCCAACTGTATCCGTTGAACAATCTACTGCTTTACTAGAAAAGGATAGGGAGACCGATATACATAGCCATAGCCAAAAATAAAAACTTCTGGAATTCGCCATCGCTTACATCCTCATTTACATTAATCTTTAAAACATCATCTTTAAATACTGTGCTACCTTCTGGTATCATGTCTGGATTTGATTTCCATTTTTCTAAAGCTTCTGATCCAATAGCACCCATGTATGGAGGTGGAGTTCCTGCCATTACTAAACTGTCAAAAACACGTGGATCTGTTGCGAGCAAACTGACTGAGGCTACTTTAAGACCTGAAGCATATAATTGGCGGGAAAGCTTGAGTAATTGACATAGCTCGTCATCTACTACTACGCCTGTAGCAATACCAAGTATATTAGTTTGTATTGCACCTGACGTAGCTACCTTACAAATATCAGAGTTATTAACAACAACACTTGGAGCCGAAGCCGTAGGTACCGATTTATCCGTCACTACCGTGCTGCTCACCGTGTTCGTATCTGCAGCAAGCGCTGAGTTCATCATACTGTTTAATAAAAATATTAATACCGTTGCAAGAATAACACCTATTGTTATTGGTTTTAACATTTCCAACGCTTTCTTGCTTGTCTTAATCTTGAATTAGGATTTGCTGCTGCTTTTGGAAATTGTTTCATTTGCCCAGCACTTCTAGCACAATATGATTTTCTACGTTTTGCAGCTTTAGATCCTTTTTTAACTTTACCTGTTACGGCTGTTTTTAATTTAGAACCAGGGTTCATAGCTCTATACTTCTTGACCCCAGCTTTAGTCATTCCCGCCCCAGATTTAGTGGGGCGGAAGTTCTTTTTATTTCTACGTGGTTGTTTATCAGCCATATAATACTTCTACATGTGTAGCTTGATTAAAGAAACAATACAAATCAGTTTCAAATCTGATTCCCTCATCAGGAAAACTTATTGTCATTACTTCATCTTCACCAGCACCAATTGCAGGAGTAGGTACAGTATATTTAACAGTTCCACCTGAACCATTATCTATCAAGTCTACTCTTCCTAAAGTACCACCACATCTAATACTTAATTGAAGCACTCTAGCTGGAGCACTAAGAGTATTAGTGCCTGCAGTAACTTTTGTTGTTACTTGTCCGCTAGAAGTTAACTGTTTATTTTTTATTCCGTACATTATGCTAAGTTGTTATTCTGCATGTAAAGTACAGTTACAGTAGCAGCACCTGTTGCACCATTACCCGTACCTGCTGTGAAAACAGCATTTACAGTTTGATCAGATGAACCAATGTCTGTACCATCAGTTTGAATAGTACCTCTAGTTGTACCTAAAGCTTTTACATTTGTTGCTGGTAAATACTCATCAGTATCACCTGCATGTCCAACTTGAACTGTAGCAGTTCCACCATCATTGTTTACAGTTGTAACATTTAAAATTACATCCACAATCTGTGAATTAGCAGGAATAATTCCTATTGCTGTAGTAGCAGTTGCACCGATAATATCGATTACTGCTGATTGAGCCATTAATACAAACCCTGTATTAACACTTGCTCCTTCTCTTATAGTACCAGCTTTGACTGGTCCTGAAAATGTAGTTGTACCCATGTCAACCTCCTTATAGTTGTCGTTTAAGTCTTGGGACATGTATTTTAAAATAAAAAAGGCGCTCTTACAAGCGCCTTCTTCACCTAAGAAAGATTTAGTTAATTCTTATGAACCTTGAGATCCGTATACACATCTAGGATCTGAAAAACCAAAGCTGTATCTCTCTCTAGCTTTGTATCTCATGTTTCCTGTATCGAAATCACCTTCCATGCCAGTAGCAAGGGCAGCTCTTACGAAGTGTTTAAATCCATTAGGAGCATCAGTTTTAATGAAATATGCATCAGTATCTGATAGGTAGTGGTTAACCACATATCCATCAGGTAGCATACCCATGTTTCTCATTGCATTGATGTCATTATCAGCAGTACCAACTCTTAGAGTAGAATTTAAAATTCTATCAGCTACAAATTGAATGTTTACAGGAAGAATTAATTTTCTTCCTTGCATTGCAACTTTTAGCCCTCTTTCGTCGATAAAGCCTGCAATATCAATCATTGCTTGCTCTAATGAGGTTTCGTTCAAGTCAGCATCAGTTGCACTTCTATTTGAGAATGTGCCACCTAAAGCAGTTGGGTGTGCTGTGTTTACTAATGAAACACCATCACCACCAGCAGTTGCGAATGCATTATTTAAAATGTTCGCAGCTTTTTGTTGCTTTGTGTATGCCATTGAACGTGCCAAAGATTTTGTGTAACGAGCCGATAAAGTATCGTACAAGTTGTCTTCGACTGCTTCCTCAGTTAAACTGAATGCTAATGCAACAGTTTCATGAGAATATCTAGCAGTGAAAGATTCTTGAGCTGTATCAAATTGTACAGCAGAACCTTCCTGCTTGACTGCAGCTTCACCGAAGCCAACTAACATTACTTCTTCTTCAAAAGCTCTGTCACTTGTTTCTTGGTCAAAAATTTCAGCATGCTCGTTTTCATAACGAGAATACTCCATACCGAACAGGGCGTTAAGGCCAGGTTCTAGCTCTTTCGCGAGTTGCGCTCTATTAATCGCCATAATACTCTCCTATACGCCTGCAGTTCCAGTACCACCACTCATATCAGTGTTGTTAAGTTTTATAACAAGAACAGAGTTATTAGCCGTAGCGTCATTACTCGGTGTGTCATAAAAATCAATCAACTTCACCTGAAGTGCTGCAGTAGTATTTTTAGAACTTGAATCAATTTCTACACCAGAAATACCCGTAGTGGTAGAACCAGCACCAAAAATGAGATCACAGTTTTGGTTTAAGTCAGCGGCTACTAGATTGCTCACTGCTGAATCTTGCTGAGCAATATATAATTGGTCAGGATCATCAGCAATAAAAGCTATAGCATCACTTGCCGCTGTACC